ATAAAAGCAGAAAAACTTAAAGAACAAATGAAACTTATTCGTGATGAAATTACGTCTGAGGATGCTAAAATTCGTTCAATTGAATCTGCAAACCAGAAAGTCCAAGAATCAATTGATAACTTGGATATTAAAAGTAAAGCATGGGATAGTTCAAGACTTGATGAAGTTACTAGACTATCTCGTGCTATTACTGAACTTGAACAAGTGGATATTGAAAAAGAAATTACAGCACATAAAGATCTAGAAAAATGGAATTCGTCAAATAACGAACTTACAAATTTAAAGAAAGAAAAAGCAAGTCTTGAATCTAGTTTGTTACGTGCTGATCGAGAAGTTAAAAAATATCAAAAAGAATTAGAAGAAATTAAAACTAAAAAATGTTTTACTTGTGGTCAAGAATTACATGACGAATCACACGCAACATTACTTGCTGAAAAACAAAATGATGTAAAAGAAAGTGAAACTTATTATAACGGCATTCAACTACAAATAGATGATGTTGTTAAAAAGATTGATGATATAGGTGATATTAATGGAAAACCTACCACATATTATGACTATGCCGAAGAAGCATACAATCACAAAAATAATTTAAAGAGTTTACAAGAACGTAAAGTTGAAAAAGATACAGAATTAAACCCATATGCTGAACAAATGAAAGAGTTACAAAACACTGCGTTGCAAACTGTAACTTGGGATCATATGAATTCGTTAACTGAAATCAAAGAACACCAAGAATTTTTATATAAACTGTTAACATCAAAAGATTCGTTTATTCGTAAGCGTATTATTGATCAAAACTTATACTTCTTAAACAAAAGATTAAAATATTATCTAGAAACACTAGGATTACCACATCAAGTTGTATTTCAGAACGATTTAACCGTCGAAATTACAGAACTAGGACGTGACTTAGACTTTGATAACCTCAGTCGAGGTGAACGAAATAGACTCATTTTATCTTTAAGTTGGACGTTCCGTGATGTTTGGGAAAGCCTATATCACAGCATTAACCTATTGTTTATTGATGAACTTATTGATAGCGGTATGGATGCCGCAGGTGTTGAAAGTTCTATTGCTGTGCTTAAAAAGATGGCACGTGAAAGACAGAAAAACATCTATTTGATTTCACACAAAGAAGAATTGAGTGCAAGGGTTAATAATATATTAAAAGTAATTAAAGAAAATGGATTTACATCCTATTCCAACGATACAGAAATAGTCAATGTCAAGTAAAAGCACACACGAGTTATTGGTTCAAGCAGTTATGGATTACTATAACGCACAAGAACGTTTTGAAGTTAAGGGTTTTGACGAAACTGGACGCAAGGCTCGTGTAATTTTAAGTGACATAAGACGTTTGGCAACCATTAGACGCAAAGAAATTCAAGAAAAACGCAAAAAAATTAAGGCTCAAAAAAGGGAAAACCAGAATTTAGAAGGCTGAAATTAGTACTCGGTAAGTATCATTATGCAGTGGACCTACCGTGGAAAATCAATTGACACAATACCCGAAGAAATCGAAGGTTTTGTGTATCTTATTACAAACACAACCACTGGACGCAAGTACATAGGCAAGAAATTAGCAAAGTTTAAAACTACCAAACCCCCACTCAAAGGCAAAAAAAACAAAAGACGTGGACACAAGGAAAGTGATTGGCAAGAATATTGGGGATCATCAGATGCTCTAATTGCCGATGTCCAAGCATTGGGTCCAGAAAACTTCACAAGAGAAATACTTTATTTTTGTAAATCAAGGGCAGAGATGTCCTACATAGAGGCAAGAGAGCAGTTTGACCGCCGTGTATTAGAAACGGATGAATATTACAACGGAATTATTAATTGTAGGGTTGGCGGATCAAACAAACTGCGACAGGCACTTATAGAGCAGGCAAAACAATCCAACACTTAAGGTTGGCGGGCCAGTTTGTAATACCGCTGAGTAAAAGGTACCCCTGAGAAGGACACTCGTACACGTTAATCGACCCCCACTGGGAGGTAAGCCATCAAAAGAATTGGGCCTACTGGTTAGCGTAGATTGTATGTTGGCAGTCAAAAAACACAGAACAGTTCATAAAAACTCCTTGCAAAGGAACGAAGCGGGAGGTAGCGGAGAATCCGCGAAGCGGTTCGCGAAGCGAAAAGCCGGTTTAGCAGATTTTTACGTGATGTCGATGTAGGTTGGGGAAGGTTAGAACCCATTGAACTTGTGTATAAACAAACACCTACTTCCAGTCTTGGCTGTGACGAACTCACATGATGTTCAAGATTAGATGGAACCCTTAACAGGTTCCGTCTGACTGAAACAATCTACATGATGCTAAATTGCTTCGCAATTATCTTTCATATATAATAAGAAATAAATGTGTTTGAGCGATTAGCGAAAACACAAGTGATCTTTAGATCACTTCTTAACATACAACAAATAATCAATGTTAACTATCTAGGTGATAAATAGAATTATAAGGAGTAATACATTGAAAATCGAAGATCTAACAGTGCAAGAAGGACCAGTCGGAGACTTTGTACAAGCCACAAAAGCCGCAGTAGGTGGTGCTAAAAAGGCTTTTACACAGACCCGTGCTAAACAACGCAGTGATCTGGGCAAACAGATCCCTAAGGGTACAAACGTTATGGGCATGGACAACAAGACCTACGTATGGCATGGTGCACAATGGATTGGACAGGATGGCAAGGTTGCTAGAAAAGATATTGCTCCACAACTAACGCAGGCCGCTATTAGACAGGCCGACAGTGGAATCATGAAGGGTATCGGAATGGTTGCAAAAGGACTGGGCAAGGGCGTTGGTAAAATTGCTAAGGGTGTGGGCAAGGGCGTAAAATCTGCCGCGGGTGCTACCGCACAGGCCTATCAGGGCACTGTGACCGGCATGAAGCGAGGCCAGGATGCCTACAAACAAAGCATGATAGGAAAAATTCAGGACAAGGTTGCTCCAACACCAAGCGGTGGTCTTCCGGGTGCCATTCACGGTCAATTAACGGGCGGTGACAAGGTACGAAAATGGGAGCAGGAAATCGACAAGCATAGACAAGCGGTACAAGCCAAAAAACTTGCTACTAAAAAAGTTTCCTAAAGAAAATTAACACCACTGTCTTTGGTCATCTTCATGTGACCCTCAATCATCTTTGACATCAGTTTTCTTTCTTCAACCGTGGTGTAGTATGCTTCATGCAACTGCAATCCACCTCGCATAAAGTAACAGAAATTAACTAGTTCTTCGATGATTGTGTTGATTTCTTGATCATAGCGTTTGACCAAGGCTTCTAGGTCAGAGATATCGAGTGTGCTTATTTGCCAGCGAAAAAATTTGATTGATCAAACAACACAGGAACCGTAACAGTTTCTGGTGCTCCCTTTTCAACCAAGTTTTGTGGAACTCTCACTGTTTGTGGTGGAATGTCAAACAGTTCTTTTGCTTTTGTTAGTGTGTCTTGAACCTTAACAAAAGTTTCCTTGTCGGTGTTATCAAAAAAATCTTTAATTGCGTTTGGATTCTGCTCGGTGCCTTCGGGCGTTTCAATGGCCAACACCTGTTTGAGCACAACGTCCAATGTTGTTTTGCTTAGAAGTTTAAAACCTTGAACAAATGCTTCTTTCTTTTGATCATCGTTAATATCGTTTCTACCCAACATTGTTGCAAGTCTGCTGGTTTCATATGTGCTTTGAAAGAAAGAACTTTGATCCTTGTAACTTAACGGTTTAATGTGGAATGTTAGATCACCATGGGTAACAGTTGTTGGAAATGTTTTACCATAGGTGCTGTCCAACAGCGGACGTAGGTCCAAGTCCGTGGCAATGATTTCGTTTTCATTGTTTGGTAGGGGAACCCTAACATCCAGCGTCATTTTTTCGCCGTAGGTTGCAATTCTAATGGCAATCAGGATGGCATCTAGATCAATGCTGGGAATTTCCCATGGATCTTCGATCAACGGACAACAACTTTTAATAACACTAGCGGTAGATTCACCATTCATTAATGAATCAGGTGTACGCATGGTAATTTCATCCTTGGCGGTCATTGAATAAATCGGTAGTTCGCCACTGCCTGAATTTTCCATGGGATTCTTTTTGTAGAATCTGCCTTCGCTAGGCAACTTAATATAGATTTTAGGTTGTCTTTGATACTTGCTTAGTATGTTATTCTCTGCCATTTTTTCCTCTACATAAATAATAATGTATAAAGATATTTATATACGCACAAAATGGGGTTAATTAGAATATGGCTGTAAGAGGCGAAATTGGTGGTCAGCAGGTTGAACTAAACAACGCGGCCGAAGAAGCAACGCTACAGAAACTATTGGATGTAATGTCCGATGGTAAAATTGGTCTGGCTGGCGAAATGAAAAAGGTCGCCTCTGAAGCCAAAAATGTGACTAGTTCGTCCAAAGGTGTTGCATCTGCGTTTGATAAACTGTCAAGCACACTTACAAAAGCCGTATCCGCACTTAATGGAATAACCAAAATTGGTGGTGCCGCTGTGGGTCTAGCAGGATCTTTGGTAGCAACACAGCCAAAAGTAACAGATTTAGCCAAGGGTATCAAGGATGTAACCGGAGACTTTTTAGGTCTGGGCACGGTGTTAGAAACATTAGTAACAATGTTAAACACCAACTACGATATGTTCCAAAAACTATCCAAAACGGGTATAGCGTTCGGACTAAGGGTAGAAAGACTACAGAGCGATTTTGCGGCACTGGGCGTTGACTCGGGACAACTATTAAAATCACTGGGTGCAAACGTTGAGCAATTTGCTAATCTAGGTACAGCAACACGCGGTGCTGAAATGGCACTTGAAATGAACAAACGTGCAATGTTGGCCAACGGCAGAACATTGATGCGTTTTGGTATGGACTTTGATGAGCAAAACGACAGGTTCATGAGTTTCTTTGCTATGAACTCAGTTGCTCTACAAAAACGTAATATGAGCGAAGCACAGATGGTTAACCTTTCAGGTGACTATGCAAAATATCTAAGAGAACTTTCTGAGTTAACAGGTAAACAGTCAGACGAAATTGAAAACGGTTTAAAACAAGCCAACATGAACAAAGGCTTTGAACGATTCTTGGCAGGACTAGACGGCGAGACTCGTGCTAGAATGTTAAAAATTGTTGGAACCGCTGAAGCAGGTTTTGGTGAAGCGGGTAAAGAAGCGGCCATGGCGGCTATCATGGGTGTTGGTCCTGTTACCGACGCGGCACAACAAATTACAGCATTGATGCCTGGATTTGGTAAAACAATAACTTCGTCGGCATCCGCGGCAAGAAACTTTGCAGGCACACAAGAAGACTTTAACAAGATGCTCATGGGCGACTTTAACAGTCTAGCAAATCAAAACCAAGGATTTGCCGACGCCAATGCCAAGTTGGCTGGTACACTTATGTTAATGGGCGACCCGTATGGTACAGCACTCAGCAACATTATCAATGGTATTAATCTATTTGGTGGTAGTGTTGATGACATTCAAGGTAAGATGGGCAAGAGTGGTGGTGCTGTTGATCTGTTTAATACATTGAACATTGCACTTAAAGATGTTAGAGCGGCATTTTCTGAGTTATTCACAAAAGTATTTTCAAGCGGTGAATTCCAAACAGCCATGGAAAACTTTGCAAAATGGATTAGAGAAAAAACTCCTGACGTAATAAAATTCTTAGAAAGACTTACCACAGACCTAAATCCTTTTGACGAAAAGGGTCGAGAGAATATCATGAACGGTTTGAAAGATCTACTCAGACAAATAGGAGAGACATTATCACAAGCAATTAGAGAAGGAGTAGGTGGAACTGCTGGCAGTGATATGGGTGTAGGCTATACTGGTTCATTAGCAAATAGAGATTTAAGTGAGAAAAAACATGACGGAAGAGCCTACAGCGAGGAAGAAATTAACGACATCCTGCAGGAAATGAAAACACTTCATTTTGAAAAAATGAAGGATGATAAGAATTGGTTCAAATCTGCATTTGGTCACGTTATGAGTGCTATTGGCACGGTAGCAAGACCTGTAGGTGATATATTTGGAAACTTGGAAGCAGGTTTTCACGGTGATAAATTTAGCGACGAAGAACTTGCCGGTATGGCTAAAATATTAGAAGAGCATAAGAAAAACAGTATGTCCGGCGGTACCCTAGCAATGGGAAGTTTATTCAAAAACTTTGGCCAGGGACAGGCCGCTATGTTACACGGCGAAGAAGCGGTTATTCCTAAGAATTCTCCACTTGGTGGTATGCTGAACATGATGCAGGGTGACATGGGCAACATGATGCAGGGCATGAAGGATGGAAAAATGGATATTGGTTCCATGATTAACCAAGCACAGTCCATGGGTGCCAAATATGATGCATACGCAAAGGATAATGAAGCAGGTATTAAAGATCAAACACGCGGTTTGGCAAAATCAATCACCGGTTTGAGTGACGAACAACTTGACGAAATGGAGAAAAAGAGTGTACAATCAAATAACAGTTCAGAATCTGGAACATCGGTAAATAACATTAACGGTGGCGGTTTAGGTTCTAAAATGGACGAATTAATAAGAATTAATAAAGAAATGCTGTCTGAACTACAAAGTATGTAGACTAGCATAAAGGAAAATATACATGAGTTGGAAAAAATACTTTCAAGAATACACTCCAAAAGACACATCGGGCACACTTAGTCCTATCGCAGGTTCAGGACAAGCCGGTCCCGCAAGATCCAACTATTCATCTTTTTTACCTGACGTTTATTCAGGACATCCTAATCGTATTGAACGTTATGGTCAATATGAAACCATGGATGTTGACAGTGAAGTAAATGCGGCATTAGATATTTTAGCAGAATTTTGTACGCAACAAAACAATGAAAACAAAACTCCATTTAATATATTTTTTAAGTCGCAAACAACAAGTACTGAAACAAAAATTTTAAAAAGTTATTTGCAACAGTGGGCGGATCTAAACAACTTTGAAAGACGAATATTTAAAATTGTACGTAATGTATTCAAATATGGCGATGCATTCTTTGTAAGAGATCCTGAAACATTTAAATGGTTGCACGTTGACCCTGCTAAAGTAGATAAAATTATTGTAAATGAAAGCGAAGGCAAAGAGCCAGAGCAATATGTTATTAGAGATGCTAATCCTAATTTTCAAAATCTATCAGTAACACAACTTAATGCACAATCAGGTTCAGGACAAGTGGACTATACAACAAGCGGTGGGTCATTGGGCAGAGGTTATGTTGGGTCAGGTCCACAAAACTTTGGTACAAGATTTGAAAGACAAATGAATCAATTGGCAATTGATGCCAACCACGTTGTACATTTAAGTTTAAGTGAAGGCTTAGATAGAAATTTTCCTTTTGGTAATTCATTATTAGAATCAGTTTTTAAAGTTTATAAACAAAAAGAATTATTAGAAGATGCTATCATTATCTATCGTGTACAAAGAGCACCTGAAAGACGTGTGTTCTATATTGACGTAGGTAATATGCCAACACACCTTGCTATGGGATTCGTTGAAAGAGTGAAAAATGAAATCCATCAAAGACGTATTCCAAGTTCAACAGGCGGTGGAACCAACGTTATTGATGCTAGTTTCAATCCATTATCAATTAATGAGGACTACTTCTTCCCACAAACAGCAGAAGGACGTGGATCTAAAGTTGAAACATTACCTGGTGGTACTAACCTAGGCGAAATTGATGACTTAAAATACTTTACTAATAAGTTGTTTAGAGGGTTGCGTATTCCAAGTTCATATTTGCCAACAGGTGCTGACGACAGTGCGGCACAATATAATGATGGTAGAGTTGGTACAGCATACATTCAAGAGTTAAGATTTAACAAGTATTGCGTAAGATTACAAAGTTTAATAAGTCATATATTTGATAGAGAATTTAAAATGTATCTAAACGCAAAAGGCGTTAACATTGATAACAATCTATTTGACTTACAAATGAATCCGCCACAAAACTTTGCCGCATATAGACAAAGTGAAATGGATAATGCTAGGGTAAACACTTTTGCATCACTGCAAGAAGTTCCTTATGTTAGCAAACGTTTTGCATTAAAACGTTTCTTAGGTTTAAGTGCAGAAGAAATTGCAGAAAATGAAACGTTATGGCGTGAAGAAAATTCAGGAGAAGTAATTGATAATGTAGGATCACAACAGCAGATGCGAGGAGTTGGAGTAACCCCTGGCGGTATGCAAACTGATCTTGATACACTAGGTTCAACCGAACCTGGAGCAGAATCACCTGAACCACCTGAACCAGCACCTGGCGAAGAGCCTACCGGCGGTACAGAGCCTACAGGAGTATAAATACTTTCATGCTATTACAAGAATTTTTTTATTTTAATAAAGACGGTAAAAACTTCGAAGACGACAAGCGTTACGATGCTGAAAGAGATATTTCAGTGGTACACGCTGACGACACAAGAAAAACACGTCTTACATTAAGTCAAATTAATACTATAAGACGCACAGCAGAAGCACGTGAATTAGAGCAGGTAAAAGAATTAGACTTCATTAAATTAATGTACGGCCAGCCTGCACCAGAAGCCGCAATAGCATAATCTACTTTTTTTAAATAACACTATGAGCAAAGCGTTTGTCATAGGTAACGGTACTTCACGAAAAGATTTTGATTTACAACGATTAGTTGGTAAAGGTAAAATCTATGCCTGTAATGCTGTGTACAGAACGTTTGCTCCTGACTTTCTAATTGCTGTTGATCCTAAAATGGTACACGAAATTGTGGCTAATAACTATCATCTAGATGGGCAAGTATGGACCAACTTTAATAAAGCCTACGAAAAATATTCACAACTACATTATTTTAATCCTAATAAAGGATGGAGTAGTGGACCTACTGCACTGTGGAAAGCGGCTACAGATTGGTACCAAGAATTATATATTTTAGGCTTTGATTACCAGGGTTTATTTGACGGTAAACGTGTTAATAACATATATTCAGACACTCCTAACTATAAAAAAAGCGTAGAACCTGCTACATATTACGGTAATTGGCTAAGACAGTCAGAATCAGTTATTAAAGAACACAGCGATATAACGTTTTATAGGGTCACGAAAGACGGTGATTTTAACCCTACTATATTAAATAACCACAATAACTATAAAGTTATTACATATGAACAGTTTGAAAAGCAAGTTTTTGACCAAGAATAGTCAAAAAAGCGAATTTTTACCTATTTTAGTCGGTAAAACTGGTTTTTTTGTAAATATGTATTGACAGCCTTGCCTAATAAACAAACATAAAGGAGAAAAACAATGTCAGATAATGCAAAATTTGAACAATTATTGGACTTGCTAGTAAACGAAGATAAGGAAAAAGCAGAAGAACTTTTCCATGATATCGTTGTAGAAAAGTCTAAAGAAATCTATCAGGGACTTATTGAGTCTACTGAAGAATCAGAAGAAGATGCTGTAGAAGAAGCAACTGATGAATCTAAGGAAGATGAAGCAGTAGATGAAACTGCTAAATCAGATGAAGATTCAGTTGAAGAAGCAACTGATGAAGACGAAGAGTCAGTTGAAGAAGCAACAGACGAAGAAACAGACGAAGAAGTTTCAGAAAATAACGAAGAGTCAATTGAAGAAATTGGTGGAGATGCCGCAGACGACATGATGTCAGATGTTGAAGCAGACACTGATTACAATGATGACGGTAAAACAGACGATCATG